GATTATATATAGACCGAAAAATAATAAAAACAGGAAAGTTAGAGGACCTAACAGAAGAACAGCTAGAAGCAAAAATGAAACAGATTTTAGACGACTACGCGCCTCTTTTGAATATGAAGACTGTTGAGGGTGAATCACAAGATATTAATGAAGTTTTGTCATCTTCAGAACACACGACGTTGGAAACACAGAACGCTCAGAAAAAGTAATAGTCCCATCTTCTTCTACATCATACCCAGCAAATATTTTTACTGTATCTTTGTCTTTACTAAACAAATAACCTTCACTTACAGGTGTTGCTAGTTTCATATTTTTAAACTCACGTTCACTACCCCAGCCACCTTCAGTAACGATATCGCACCAGTCTATCTTGTATCTACTGTATGGAAACTTAACTTCTTTCTTTACAAGTTTAGGTTTAGAGTATGTATTTATATGTCTGGATTTTTTCTTGGATTTCATAAATATCTGTGTATCAAAAAAGTGCGACCCCTAACAGAGTATTTTTTTTATTTTTTACAAAATTGCGCTTTAAATATATTTAGGTGTCGGCAATGGTAAATAAACTTGACTTATCTCTTAGAACCGTTGGTATAAGCGGCTCATTCGCCCAAAAAAGTGCGACGGGGGGGGGGTCGCAGAGGGGTCGCAAGGGGGTCGCAGGTGTCGGCTTTTTGTGGCAATTTTGTGACTTGAACACATTTCGGCCACATTGTTGTACACTTCTGACGCACATAGTTTAGAATTATTCTAATCTAGACCCCAAATGCCGACACCGCCGACACCCTGCCGACACCCTTGCGACCCCTAATGCGACCCCTAAAATGTAAAATTATAAGACTTTTGTTGCCTTGTTTTTGACATAATATTTTCTCATTACTGCCACTTTGTCCTCAGCTTCAGCAATAATTTGTAATAGTTTGTCAACTTCACCAGTTATATCGATGTGCTCTGGTATGATTATATTGTTCTCATTAAACGACTGTATTTTGTATAATGCGTCCTCAATAACAGCTTCGTATCTTTTTAAAAGTGTAGTAAATAATTGATCGTTCATTTGATTTCCTTTAATTTATCTCTTAGTTTTATGGCAGTCGAAAATCTACCCTTTGATCTACATTTTAAAATTAAACTTTTAATTCTAAAAACTATTTTATCTTTTTTTGTCATCAAAGTCCTCCGCTTTCATTGGTGTTGTTCTTTCTTTTTCATCGTGCATAAGTTCGTTATACATATCGATTCGTTTTAGTGCCTTGTGCTTCCAGGCTCTAAGGCTTGCACCTTGTGTTTTGAATTCTTGATAATATAAGTCAGGCGTGCAGACCATGATAATTCCTTGCTCGATTTTACTGCCGTAGACGTAGTCGTGTGCCATGGCGTACATTGCGATTTGCAAATAATAATCTTCGATCCATTCTTCCTTTTTCGGACGGTTACTTTGTTTGAAGTCAACAATAGTTTCCATGCCATTATGTAAGCAGACCAAGTCTGTACTGCCCGCGTATAGGCCTGGGTAATGAAGCATAACTTCCGACCCATAGTATTCTTCAATAGGTGTGAGACCGATCTCAATAATTTTGTCGGCCATGGGACGCGCCTCTTGTCCGATCTTTGTAAGATCAATACAGCCAGTTCCGAGGATATGGTGCTCCAGGAATTTGTGCATACATGTCCCCCTACTACTAGAATGATTTTTGATTCTGTCCGCTTCTTGTTCACCGACTTTAGCCTTCCATTTTTTTATAAAATCTTGATTTTTGGTGGCTCCTAATATCGTAGTCACACTAGGAAGTCTATAATTATCTATGTCATAAACCCTGGTCCCTGATCCGGGGTCCGTGAGCTGTTTTCCTCGTATATAGGTGTATTTATTACTTTTTTTTAACCCTGGCTTTAGGCCAATAGAATGGTATTCGTTTAAATCATCTTCATTCATCATTTTATATTCTTTACATTATTTATTTTTAAATTTCCAGAAACCGATATTCTTTCTCCTTTACATTTAAAAGAATTTACTTCGTGGTGTAGATTTGCCGGGAATATAAATATATCACCTACCGCAGGAAAAAAAGCTTGGTTTGATATAAAATTTTTACGTTCATTTAGGGTCATTATAAATGTTAATACACCGGGTCTTCTTCTATGGTTTTCATGTTGTTTAAATTCATTATGTAATTCTTTTGGAACTTTTAAAAAAATTACAAAAGATAAATCTTCGGAGTGAGTATGCATAGGATTAGTTTCATATTTTGTCATATAATTAACCCATGAATCTGTTATCTGTATTTGATTACCTAAAGTTTTTTTACCAGACCATTTGACATAACTTTCTAGATAACTTTTAATATAAGGAGACATAATTTTTATTAATTTATTATTATCGATTGAATACTCATGATCAATTAAACCTGATAATAATTTTGTTGCATTTTTTTTAACATCTTTTTTACATAATTTTTTAATACTATTAATTTCAATTTTATTCATAAGTGATTGATACAAAAAAGGACCCCAATGATAGTATTTATAATTCATCATCTTTTCTTCTTAACTAAAAGTTTACTATTCTTATTATTATAGCCGTCAATATAATAGCCTTCTACTTCTTCATTTTTTTTAATTTTTTTACCAAAAATATCGTTAAAATTTTTTCGATACAAGTCCGTACTAGGTCTAGACTTACCATCATTAGGAAATTTTTTCTTCATAGTTTTCTTTTTAACTCCTCTAAATATTCGCTAGCTTCTTGACGTCTTTCTAATTTATCCATAGCTATTTTTTGTTTACGTCTTAAAATCTTAGCATGTTTTCTCCAGGCCCAAGAATTAATACGACCTGACCATTCCATTAAGAAATGCAGGCTTTGGTATATATACTTATCAAACATTATTTTTCTCCTTTTATTTTTTATCGTAGTTGTGTGAAAATACAATTCTTTTACAATTTTTAACTTTGTTTTTTACTCCATGCATTAAGTAACTTCGCCATATAAATAATCTACCAGATTTAGGGGGATGAGTAATAGTTCGATTTGTCCATATGTTTGTTTTTACAGATTTTTTTGCGGTTTCTCCCAAAGCATTTTTCATATCTGGTATAGGGTTTGTAAAAATTAAACCAGAGTCTTCTTCATACCCTTCAAGAAAAAATACTGTAGATATTATATATCCTGGGTGGCTGTGGTACGGTTGATTGCTGGCTATTTGATAATTATATATCCAAGAATCTTTACATACAAACTTATCTTTGTATTCATGTAATTTTATAAATTTATTTACTTCACCATCAATCCATTTGTTTAATAAATTAAATTTTTTATTACTGTGTGGTGCCTCTTTACAAAAACCATAATCATCATATTTATATTTTGATATAATTTTTTTGTATTTGTCTTGTATTTTATTTATAAAAGGACAATCACTAACACCAACAACTTGTGGAAAATGAACTAACGGTGTCATTTCTTCCTCAAAGGTACAACGTTAGTTAAATCAATTTCAGGCTCTTTTGTCTTAGTAGGCATTATATCCAATACTTCTTTTGTATCAAGATCTACAAAAATTAATTGTACACCTAACTCTTGTTGTTTTCTTGTAGGCACTCTATTAACTTTGTAACCGTTCTTTGTTCGTAAACTTATAGCTTTTACATCTACCAGTATAACATCGCCCGTGCCATCTTCATCAATCAACACTAGATCAACTGGACCATGTTGTGACATGTTACGACAAACAGAGTAGCCTATGTTAATAAAATATTCAGCAGCGATCAGTTCAGCACGATCGCCTTTGATGTGTTTACTGTGAGCCATTTTTCACCACCATTCTAATTACCGTTAACGGGTTAGGGGTTATATCCCTAGTGCAACTTGACATCATCATCTGCAACATAATGAGCATCAACATAAGACTCAATAATTTCGGACTCATCCACATAAAACTCTCCTTGACTTTCACAGTCCCAACATTGGTGTATGTTAGTCTCCTTATAATTGTCTACAATTTTAATAAAACCGTTGCCCTTACAAGTTGGACAGATAGCCTTATGTCTAACCTTTTTTGATTTTTCCATTTAATTTCTTCGCTTTTTCATTTGCAATTGATTCAATGGTCTTGCTGATCGATAATGTTGCATCGGGCAATAATACCTTCGACAAACTTATCAATGTCTTGTATGTTTCATGTGTTAACGAAACATTTCTATATTTAGTTATATCAGTCATTTGACTTACCTTTCATTTAATTATGAGCAATATATAGGATATGTAGGAGATTTGTCAAGTATGAAAATTACATTATTATTAATTATTTGTTCACAAGTAGCGGGCACTTGTTTAGAACCTTTTGAATGGCCTGATCAGTTTAATACACAGTATGACTGCTTGATGTTTGGTTACGAAGAATCATTAAAAAAAATGGCAGAGATAGGTAAAACAGAAGTTAACAAATATAATATGTTTGTTAAGTTTCACTGCACTGCACAGAATACTATTTGATATTGTGGCCGAAATGTGTTATAGCAACATTATCTCACCACAATAACCTATCCTTGTTTCCCTCTTTAGGATAGGTCTATCTACACATACAACCGATTAGACTACCACTACCATCATTCATGATGTGTAGGTTTAATGTATCTACGTACCCGGTTAGCTTTGCTCGAAGTATCTCGCATAGGTCCATGCACTTTACTGGTTCCAATAAAGATATATGTTCCATCATCTGCTTTGATACAGGAATTAATCGATAGAGTCCGTCGTCTAAAATTATCAGTTCCATTAATCTTCTTTTGTGTCAAAGTTCCGTGTTCCGTGGGCTATGATCTTTTTTACACCAGGCCCTTGCAACTCTATTGTTGCATAAGCTGACCATGATTTACGTATCAGATTTAATTCTAATACAAGATTAGACCACTGTTTTTGTGTTATGTCTTTACTTATTATAGTTAGTTTTTTTTCTTTCATGACCACAAACTAGGATATTTAGGGATGGTTGTCAACCCTGGCCTTTGTATCTACGGGTATTTTTTTGACGTTTCTCGTTTTTATTTAAACTTTTTTTATGTTTACGTGGACCTCTCTTTTTAGGTTTATCACGAGGTGTAAAGAATTTAAAACTTTGTCTAGCCATCTTTCCATTCTTTTACAAAATGTGTACCACCATCATCACGAGAAGTCATGATAGGTAGATAAGTTATTTTACCATTTACGTGTTGATGTAAATCTGCACCGCAGTTCATACATCTATATAATTCATTTGTAAGTCCAACTAACATTGTTAGCTCACTACATGTTGGACACTCGCCGTTGACTACTTCTGCCTGTATTTTTACCATTACTCTAATATTAACTTTTTTATAGACAAAGATCCATCAATATTTTGTTCTAATTCTGCATTAGATTTTATGCATTGATATTTTATATGAGATTTTGCTTCACGTTTAGCAACACGCTTGCCTTTTAAACACTCAGACATAGACTCTTGTATACGTGCCTCTTTAATCTCTCCATGTACAATCATAAGTAAGGCCACTACCATTTCTGTCATACTGTTTTACCTTTGTTTTCACCTTGTTTAATGACATATTTTTGTGTACCATGCTTGCCAGTTTCTACTTCTTTTTTTAAATTTTTTGCTAGACTCGCAGCTTTATTCTCTTTGTTTATCTGTGCGATGTGATCTAATACTTTTCTATTAATGCGCCCCGTTACCATTTGCCCTTACCTTATCTTTTAAATCTTCTATATCTTTTAATGCTTTTTCTAATTGATCTCTTAAAAATTCTATATTAACTTTGTTTGTCATATTCATTTCTTGAGTCTCTTCCATCTTCTCTACGGACTTATACAAATCCTCCAATAAAAAATGTTGCTCTTGATCCACAGGAACCTGCTCAGATTTTTTAAGTAAATCATTTGTAAACAACTCACGAGAAGTCTCTAACGATACTAATCTTGAAGTCAACTCTGTATATGCGAATACACCCATTGCGACCAGTATGATCAACGATGCTACCGTCTTCATTGGCATCTGCACGGCTGCTTCTTCTGATATTTTTAATGGTTTACTCATCTATTTTAGGTTTTGGTTTTGGAAGTATATAGTCTTTTGGAGGCATTTTCAATTTGCTTTTCTTTGATTTTATAAACTTATCTCCCATTAAATTGATTTCTGGGTTCTCTTTTTTGTAGCTATCTTTCATATCATCCCAGGCACTTTTAGAATCCTCTGGTCTACTTCTATCAATTGCAGGAGTTACACCTCTACATTTTGATACCAATAAAGCAAAGTTTTCGTTGGTTGCAAGGCTCGGATTAGCATTAACTCTACCACACATTTTCATTAATTCTAATTGTTGTTTAATTTTTACATTTTCTTTTTGTGTTTTACAGTCTGTGCCTAAATATTTTCTGTAAGTAAATCTTAAATATTGTTGTTCGTTTGTACTATTATCACTATAATTATAATCAGTATCTCTTTGTTCTGTAGTTATCTCCATGTCACCACATCTTGCACCATACTCGTTAAGATATTCATTTTTAGAATGTGCAGGTCCACCAAAAAAAGCAAGCAATGTTATCATTATAATTAGTATTGCGGTAAATCTATAATCCATGCGGAGACCTTCCATATGTTTACCTATTTAAATCCTTAATGTCGTAGCTATGTTCCCGTACCTGGTCGGCGAGCTGTCGATAAAGATTCTCTGCCATCTGCCACGTAGATTCAGCAGAAGTTAGTCTTGTGTTTTGATCTGTAATTTTATCCTGTGCAACTTTTAAATCTCTTTTAAGATCTATAATTTCCGATTGATTTGCGTTGATGGTGTCTGTTAAATTAACTACGTACTTAACGCCAGTGAACGTCCCGAACAACACAGATGCTATAACCGGTACTAATACAAAATTCTTTTTGAATAGTTCTGCAATGTTCATAATTTATCATCCTCATTTTTTTTCCTCAATCTCATAAAAGAAATTGTCAGTGTCTTCAGTCTTCCATGCTCCAGTATCTTCTACATTCCATTCTGAAGTTTGTACCTTCCAGTCAGGAATGTTGTCCTTCACAGTAAAAGAAGGTAGATCCCAAATACATCTGTTGTTAGGTTGTGCTGCATAGTTGCCGTTATCTAACGCAATTATGTGAGCGCACTTATGTTCGTGCGGTATCTCTGAATGATCAGAATTTAGTATATTAGCATCTGGGTGTCCCCAGTCAACGGTAAATAAGTACTTACCATGATACCACTTTTTATCTTTACCAATATATTTGCCGGATGCGGCTGTTAAAATATCCCAACTAGTAATAGCAGGGTAATAAGAAAAACTATTCCACAATTCCAGTTCATCAAGTCTTTGGGATGGAACAGCTTCCGGTTGAAAACCACGTTGAATAAAAGCTGATATGGGGACACGATAAAAGACAGCACCGTTTTCCATGATGGCATGGAAGAGGATAGCCCTTCCGGTAAGTGATGTGATACCGAAGATAATACAGTCTTCAACTTCGCCTTTATGTTTTTTAAGGTCATATAAATACTCCTTTTTTATTTGTGCGTATTGTACAGGAATATTAGCATTTAAGTAAGCCATAATTTATCATTTTATTGAGCCCCAATTTGGTCCAGATTCATAGTCCACTTTGTTCTTGACCTCCAGGAGTATTGTTTGTTCCATTGTTTCTTTGATCAACTCTGCTTCGTGGTCCGTGGTCGAAAAACAAAGTTCATCGTGTATTTGTATGTGGGGCACTATACCTTTTTCATACAAGTCTACCATTGCCTTTTTTGTCATATCAGCAGCGGACCCTTGTATCAATCTATTTAAGGCTTTGTATGTAAATGCCGGAGTGTAGTATCTTTCAAACCAATCCATGTAATTTGGATCTATCTTTTTTTCTTTAAACTTATCTAAGATCTCTGCTTTAAATGCTTCCCTTGCATCCTTTTCTGTATACAAAGTAACTTGATTAAATCTGTTTGTTTCTGGGTTCCATTCTTTATTTGTTGTCTCCCACTTATCAAACCTGCAGAATCTATCATACAAAGTAAATAGTAATTTATTCTTTTTAGAAAAATCTATTAATTCTTGTGATAGTCTTCTAACAAAGGGCACTCTATTATGATAATCATTAAATAAAGTCCTTGCTTCTGTTTGATCTAGTCCTAATTCTTTCTGTAATTTTATCTTACCCATACCATAGAATAGACCTAGGTTAATGGTTTTTGCCTGTTTCCTGGAGATATTAGCCATGTCAGCGACTATCTGATGAAAATCTGCATCATCCTTGTCAAATTCTTCTTGAAGGTTCTCCGTGCCCGGTAGGCCAATTTTGATAGCATAATGCACTACAATACGTGGCTCTTGTTGTGAGTAGTCAAAGCTACCCCATTTGCATCCATCTTCAGGTATAAATAGTTCTCTCATCTTAGCACCTATAAAACCTTTTGATGGAATCTGTTGTAGGTTTGGATTGCTCATTGAGAATCTCCCTGTAACTGTACCACCTGCGTCCGATCTAATTTGATTTATATCTGCATGTATTCTGCCTTCATGCACATATCCTAAAAGACCCTCAATGAATGTGTTAACTGCTTTGTCGTATTCTCTTGCTTTTGCAATCATACGTAAACATTTATTCTTGTGCGTTTTTAAATAATCTTTTGGTAGTTGTGGCATCTTAGATTTTGGTGTCTCTTTGTAGTCAGTTATTTTTTGATGCTCTAATAAATTTTTTATAGATGAGGCTGCCCAGATGTCGACCCTGATCCCAGTTTTGTTTTCTATTGCTTTTACAATTTGATCTCTACGTTTTTTAAGATGTCTACCAAACAGGATAGCTTGGGCCGTATCAATTTTAACTCCTTTAAATTTCATGTCAACTAAACAAAGAAATAATTTTGTTTCTAATTCAAATATTTTTCTACAAGTCTTTTGCTCTCCGTCTTCTTTTGTGTATAATATTTCATCAATTTTTTTATTAAATAAATTCCATAGCTTGTATGTTAGATCAACATCTTGCTTTGCATAATCTTTTACAATGTAGGCAGGTAGTTTATGCATGTTAGTCATTGGGTCCTTAACTGTACCACCAGACCACTCTAATGTTTTTTGTTGTAAATCGTATTTGTATTTACTTTCATCAAGATAATCTTTTGACAATGCATCGAGTGAATACTTAAATCTATTCTCATCAATTACAGATGCTGCTATCATCGTATCTACAATACGACCTTTCATTTTTTTACCTGTTATAGCTCTAATCCAACATACATCGTACATTGCATTGTGAAATATTTTTGTAATGTTTTCGTTTTGAAATATTTTTTTATTTAAAACTTCCCATATCTTATCTATTCTTGCAGGATCTATGTCAGTGTCAGAATGTCGAAGAGGAAAGTAAGCTGTGTCTTTACCTGTTGCAACAGCGATACCACAAATAAAACCATCGTTTCTGATGGCACCCAAACCTTTTGTTTTAAGATTAGGATCATAAGTTTCTATGTCAACTGCAACTGTATCTATACCCTTTAGATCTAAATCTTCTGGTGTATTACACATTATAATCTCTCTCCATAATCATTTCTAAAAAATGTATTGCTTTTAGTATGTCTTGTTTCTTTCCCTTGTCGCGATGTCTTATAATATATTTTATAGCACAACCTTCAGGATAGAGCAACTCATTCTCTATTACAAACTTGCTAGGTTGAATTTTATACTTTTGGTAGTGAGATCCTCCAATTTGTTTGTCGTAAGCTTTTGTCATGCTACCCTCTTAACGTATCGCATTTCTGTCCCTGCATGATTCCATGCAGTTTCTATTTTTATTCTCCCTGCATCAGATAAAGAATAACTTCCGTTATAACT